GACGGCTCTGACGGCTCTGACGGCTCTGATTCGCTAGGTGGCTCTGACTCACTTGGTATCGACGGTTCTGATTCGCTGGGTATCGACTCACTTTCGCAGTGACAGCAACCTAATAACATTAGATGCTTCCCGGTATAGAAACAGAACAATCCGCCGCATACAACTGCCATTCGCCGTCAATAAATTCGGCTTTAGCATACGTTCCTTTGTCTACACTTATGTGTTTAAACCGATTGACGATAAGTATCGTCTCGTTGGTTAACTCTAAGTCATTAAATGGCGGAGTGACAGTCGGGTATATAACTTTCAAAATTTTTGCAGTTGCGTAACTAGGATCTGTTCTCGTGTCAACGGCTGCGAACAAATCCTCAGCCATGATTACTTGCACCCGATGGAAGGTAACATAACGGCCTTGCCAGCGGCCGCGTTTCAATGGTTCGTTGACGTTTTTATAATTGCGGTTGTTGTATTCTTGTACAACCTTTTGGATCTGAGCGATTGCCGCTCTAGTCAGCAGGAATGGTTTTTCAAAAGCCATAGCACTATGCCTCGTAGCAAATAACTCTAACCTTACACGCAGCCGTATTTGCTTTCATGTATATCGTAGCACCAGGTTCAAGTCGAATTGTGTGAGGCATATCACTCGGTTTCAAGCGACCCACGTAAACTCCTGCCGATCCTCCCCATTGCACATAATTTGTCGTGTCTAAGTTATAGAACACCGCGACTCCCAATGTGGTGATGTCCGTGAATACAAGCGTTTCTTCAGTCGTGCCGATGACCACAATGATATCACGACCGCCCTGAGCGACTTGAGTGATCTGCGTGCTTGAATCAAAACGAGTTGTAAATTTTCCGTTTACGCATGACGTGTTGATATTGACTGTGATTTCATTAGCCATAGCCAAATAGCTTTCTTATGGGATAAACGGAAGAAGTGAAAAATCTAGCAACTGATAAACTCGATAGTTTCGCTCTAGCAACGGGAGATTTACCGCAAGCCTTACACCGTTTATATCTAGTCCTACTGGAGCTGCTATTGGTACAGCATTGCCATCTTGATCTGGATCTGTCATCGCCTGTGGCGCGCCAGCCACCAGTTCCCGAAATCCCACATTCAAAATGCTCAAATCAGTTGATGTTGCGACATCGACAAACTTTAGCCCTAGTTTAATTTCGATGACGATTGTCGTCGTATTAAAACGAAATTGGTTTCTGAACTCTGGCCCTGAAATCGATATGGAGCGTATTCGTGCTTGCCGCTCCTCTACTGCTAAACCGTCGATAGTGAAATTGTCTTTGTTAACACTATTGACCCATGTTTTAACAGCGTTGATTCCCAAACGCTTATTGGTGGTGATCGTCGCTATCCACAGACTGTCGTCTTTTACAGCAGCAGGATCGAATGGATCACCAGCCGTGTTTACGATAGGTATTCTTGCACCGGCGTTATTAAGGAACCCCGTGGTGGCTAAAACCTGATATTGCTCACTTGACCATGAAACACCATTAGTGTCATTTTCAGGGTTTTGTTCTTTGACTGGGTCTGGTGCGTTAGGATTGCTACCACCGCCAGATTGAGATTGATCACCAGAACCATCGTTTGTTTTGTACTGTGCTGTATAAACCCAGCCTCGCCACGGATCAGTACATTTGATGTCTACTGAATGACAATAAGCTCTGAAATCCGATGGATGTGCATCTCCAATGAGCGGCAGTCCAGCAACACTGCCAGCAGCATAGGCATCATCTAAGATATCATCAGTGTCAACCTTGAAGGCCCGAGTATATGAGCGCTTGCCCATATCATTAACGCCGTCGCGACTTCCAGGGATTTCGCCCAATAACGTCACTGTCATCTGCTCATCCTGTATTAAGCAACTGCGCCGATAGGAATGAATTCAACCTGCGGAGGTCGATTTGCTATTCTGGCGAGATGTTGATTTGCTAGGTTTCCGTTTTGCCTGATTGCAACCCACACTGCTTGCTGGCCTTGGCCTTGATCTCTTAAAAACTGCTGAACCTTAAGCGTGTGCGCTTCTGTTGATCCTTTGACAGCCGCCCCTGCTACTCGAGCTGGTTCACTCTTCAATCGATTGGCTTCACGAATAGCATCGTTCTGTTCCCACAGGTTTTCTAATTCATCAATTCTTGCTTGCGGAACTCCCGTTTGTGCCATTCGTTCCAGCATCAATCCTCGCTCTGTTATCAGGCCGTTCAAAATCCTGTTTTCATCTTCTGCTTCTTGCATAGCGTCTGTGAAACCAGATAGGCTTTCAGCGTATGCGTCCATGGCGTCAAATATATCTACACGCATCATGTCCGTCTCGGCTTCCAATACTTTGCCGAACGATTCAACTAATTCCGCATTTGCTCCTGCTGCTCCAAGTGCAGCCTTACGAAGATCCTCTAGGAGCTTTTCTGCTTCCAAAAGACCTTTGCTTTTTATTTCTAAGTCAGGAACTTCTCCACCACCTTCTCCTAAGCCGCGTCGTTGTCGCATAACTTCGTTAATAGCGGCTGCGTACTGGTCGTAGGTGATTGTTCCTGCTGTTAGTCTTTCATGTACCTGAGCAAGCGTTAATCCAAGCTGATTTTGAAACACTTCAAAAATACTGACTTGAGAACCCATTAACACTAATTGCTCTTGTCCTCGTTTCACAGCGTCATAAAACTCAGCAGCGTTTGCAGTAGGATTTGTAAACATATTTACTTGCTCTGCAATTGGATCAATAGACGCACCAAATGCTGCTGCCGTGTTAAAATTCAGTTGTTGTTGTGTTAAAGATTTCAATGCGTTTTCGTAATCTTGAATCGTTATTTTTCCATCAATAATACGTTGACCTAATTCAACAAAAGTTATGCCTAATTGCTGTGCCATAGTTCTGTAGATGTTAACTCCAGATGGCCCTTTATCGAGTGCTTCCTGAATTGCTTTCAAGTCGCTAGCAAGCATAAATCCGTTTTTGGAGATATTTGCGTATGCGTCTGCGAGTGCTTTGAACACTGAGACTGAACTGCCTGCTGCATTTTCTAATTCCTGAACAGATGCTGTAGTATTTCTTGTAAGGACTCCAGCCGCCACTAATGCTTCAGCAGCATCAATCCAATGTTGAGTCCAGTTCTCTACGGACGTTCCAGCAGTGCCAGTTGTCGCACCTAATTTTGCCGCCTCCTCCTCTAGTCTTCTGGCTTCAGCCGCTGCTGCTTCTAACTCACTAGCAAAATATGCCGTAATTAACGCTGACGCCCCTAAGCTGATCGCTAGGCTGATCCATCCTGCAATTGATCCTCTTGCTTGCACTTTTAGAAGTTCGACTCCTAATCTATAGAGCGCAGCGATTAAGGCGTATGTGGCATAGACTACCGCCCAAATCGCGATAGACATACCTGTAAAAAAGACAGTTCCAGCACTCATCTTCAATACCGAGGATGCTGCTAAGTCCATATTGGTAGCCAACTCATTCGTAACTTTCAAAACCTTAGTCAAGCCAGGTAATAAAAAAGCTCCGAGTGTTCGTCCTATTTTTTCCAACTGTTCTTTGAACTCAAGCCATTGGCCAGTAATTGTGGCGTTGATTTTTGCAGTTGCTCCTGCAAATCTTCCACCCTCGGCTGTCGCATCTTTGAATGCTTGAGTCACTTCACGAACAGTGATTTTGCCTGCCTCCATCCTCAATCGCAATTGCTGTAGACTTTCGCCTGTTCTTCGCGAAATATAAAACAGGGGATTCATGCCAGCATTTACCATCTGCAACAGGTCTTGGCCCACGAGCCGTCCTGACGCGGACATCTGCCCAAACGCGACTGTCATTCGGTATAATTTATCAGCGTCTCCCAATGCGATGTCACCAAGGTTTTTTACTATCTCAGTCGTCTCTGATAGCGACACGCCGTATTGCCCGAGGATCTTGGCAGACTGCAAAAACTGATGAGCACCAAAAGGACTTTCAAGTCCGAGTTGATACAACTCCTCAATCATTTTCTTAGCTTCAGTGGCCGATCCAGTCAGAACCTCTAATTCCACAGACACTAACTGAAACTCGGCGGCCAGCCTCACAATTTCCTTTACCCCTTCAAATACTTCCATCGCCACTTTGATCGCTGTGGCTTTCAGTGCAAACTTATTTAACGCATTTTCTGCGCCAGCCATACCAGCAACAAAGTTGCTGCTATTTGCATTCAGGTTGACTGCCAGTGCGCCAACGTAGCTTGCCATCTTATTTCCCTGTCGTTGCTGCTGCCTGCTGTAATGCCGCTGTAATCAAGACGGAAGATTGTTTTACAGTGTTATCCTGATCACGCTGTTCTACCCACGGCGTGAAATCTGCTGCCCTCATATCGCAGCCTAAATACGTCGCGATAATCTCACCGATGATGCTTAACACATAAGTCACTGATCTTGAACCAATCGGTTCTATTAGATCCTTGGCGTGCCATTCATCAAACTGTTGCGGAGTCATTTCGTTTAACATCGCATCAACATCGATTGTATGCGCAACGTTTTCAGCGAGACGCATCGCCGTCATTCGGCGGGCGTCTCCACGGAGTTTTTTATCGTCTCCTCAATATCCTGCTTTGACATTCCACTGAGACGCTGGCAGGCATCGACAATTCGCTCCATCAATGACGCAGACTTCTTGCCTAACGCAATAACATCTGCCTCAGTGAATATCTGCTTGCCGTCGTCGTCTCGGCAGCAGGCCACGACCAAACGCTGGCGAAACTCGATGAGCTTCTCATCGTTTGTTTTGCCGCCTTTACTCATAAATCCTTTTTCGTATTTGCTGCGATCTCCTGCTGTCATCCCGTGAACTGGGATAACGGCTCCTTCACCGAACTCGGGGATCGGAACATCCTCACGCGGCATTAAGTTTTGCGTATTGAGAAAAACATCTCTACTAATTACTAAGCGAGTCATAGGCTACTGAACTTTCCTCAAGGTTTATTTTTCTACATATCGTCATCAGAGTCTTCGTCTTCATTGTCCATCTCGCCATCTCTGTACTTCTGGCGATCCGATGGATCTATGCACTTTGCTAACATCTCTCGTGAAACTAGCAAAGCCTCACGACCAACCTTCCAGTTCTTACAAACTTCTTCGGCCTCAGCGTCGGCTGGCTCTGCATCGCCGTTTTCGACCAGCAGTTTCCCGCCGACCTTATCGACTTCCATTACCGCACCAAGCGGCCACCACAGCAATCCCCGCTCGTCGGTAATGACTTGAGGATCGTCCACATACGCCGCAGCGACATTCAAGTCGCTGCGGATCAATTTAATTTTCATTGTTTTTTCCTTATGGGTATGTCATCAGGCCAGTGATTTTTAGCTTCACGTCGCATTTCAAACCATCATTCATCGCGCCTGTAAAACCAAAGCCTACGGAACACGAAGTAAATACATTCGTGGTTGGCGCAGTATCTGTCGTGATGACATTCCACACGCAATCCGCTGGAGTTGCGATGAAAGCCGTGATTGCCTTGTGGCCTGCAAGTGCTGGATCATAGAAGGCAGTAAAGTTGAAATTTCCGCCTTCTGAATAACCAGTCTGCGAGTATGTTTTTCCAGCACCACTTGTATCGATGGTGGTCGAGTCGTAGTCTTCTGTCTGTGCTCCGTCATGCGAAAAGTCAATGATTTGTGCAACCGCTGTTAAAACAGATGAAATCGTTTGTTTAATTACTGTGCCTTTTACTTTTACTTTAGCCATTGAACTATGCTCCTTTAAGCAATGTTGAACTGAACATCTAAATCTAGCGTCACCACATGCACACCTACGTCTGAGCCATCGTCAGGAGGCTCATAACTATCACTTTCATCGTTCATAATCACCGCACCAATCGTAAAGTTTCCTGCGGCTCCAGTGTAATCCTGAATAAATGTTCTGACTGCATTTCCTAGCGACTCAGCCTGTACTGATGTTTTTGACTTGCAATCGATATCGAACGTGATGAACCTCAGTTTTCCAGTTGCGCCATCCAGCGATGCGTTTTCTTCTGAACTCATCTGGGTGATAATCACATACGGAAATACTGCTTTCTGTGGTGCTTTAGTGACGTAGACTCGCGTACCGCAAATAGCAGTTATGGTTGCCTCTGTTGATAATAATGCGACTAGACCGCTTTTCATTTATATGCTTCTTTTAACATTTGTTTTCGCGCCCCTACAGCAAAAGCAGTAGTAAGTAATGCTTTGCTAGACATTACATGCTTAATGACAAAACCCGGCATCGTTGATTTCATGAGTCCAACATATAACCGATTTCCTTTGATGCCCCATCCATTATTAACATATCTCGGCTTCGTCCCTAAGATCGGCCAGTGCAAATTCGCTGCACCGATACCCACGCCTTTTTTACCAGCCGCTTTGCGTGCTAGACTTCTTGCTGTACCAAGTGCTTCGGTATATGCTCTTTTTTTTCCGACTTTAACTCCGACTTTAAGAATGGAATTGAGCGTAAATCTCGCCCGGCGCCTTCCAAATGAATAGCCTATTCCCTTTCGTGCTTGCTTGAATTTTGAAGGGATATTTCGTTTCAGGATCTTTACTGTTTCCTGACCTTCTGCTCGTAGACCTGCTTTTATAATGCGTGTAAGTTTCGGCCCTTTGAACTCACGAATTCGATTGCGAAGTACCGCTAATTGTCTTGGATCAATTACAACTTGAATCTTGATAGCCATCACACCGCTCGCTTAGTCTGAATCTCAATTTCTCTGTGATTCAGATCAATGTCAATCACACTCAGGATCTCATAGGTGACACCCTCAGAGACTAATCGCATTGCTGTCGTAGCGTTTGCCAACTCTGACGAATACTGTGCTTTCCAGACATGCGACACATCTGCGTTGACTTGATTGACTTTCCAAAACTCACGACCGCCTTTCGACATGACGCTGGCGAACGTGCGAACATAAGTTCCCCAATTGCTGCCCGTCGTGATATCCACCGCTCCATGCGCATCAACAGTCGTGCCAGTGATGCTTTGGATCGTGATTGACTTGTTCATTGAGGAAATGCACGCAGCCATCAGTTCACCTTGTGATAACCAGTCCACTGCAAACCACTGATCAACCGCTGATAATTATCTGAACTGCCACCGCACCCCCCGTACAGGATCTTGGCATATTCCACAATTGCCAACTTGGCTTGCGGAGGCACTGACGCCGCCGTCGCTCCGTAGCCAGCCACGAACGTGATGGCCACCGCGTTCGGCGTGTTCTGTTCTGTGTATTCGACTTGCTCGTTCGTGTCTAAAACAATCCTCGGTGGCGTGCTAATTAGATCCGTCGTATAGCGACTGGCTGCGTAGGTTGTCGTCACTCCATCCAAATCAACATACACGATGCTTGTGATGCTGCTGATTGGAGCCAGACGCAGTTCGATTTCGCGTACCCACTGGAAGGCGTCTAGATATCCAATGACAGTCTGGCTTACCAAACGACGATACGTGTCGGCCTCGACCTGTTTGCGGGCTGTCGTCAGGATTAGCGACAGCTCAGCGTCGAAGTCGCATGTCGAACCTATCCGCAGGCGATCCTTGAGATTCTCTAGCGTGATCGGTTCGATTGTCGGTTCGACTGTTGTTTTGAAAGTGCGGCAAATGTTTTTGCGGCTTCGTTCGTAGTGACTGGCTGATTGGTACTGGAAAGCCATTTTGCATATCCGTTCGCTACGAGTGTGGCCATCATTCCCTGACCAAAAGTATCGTTTCGTGTGCCGACTGCTCTGCCGTGCCAGCCTCGAATAAACTCAATCATCATGTTATGTGATTGCCTTAAAAAACAGGCACTGCAAGTTGCCTTGCAGTGCCTGTTGAACGCATCAACTAAGCACGAAGCACTTCGTTCGCACCGATATCAGAAATGCTCTTAGGGGTCTGAGATGCTCGTGAAAGAATCCCAAGGATTGTCACGAATCCTCCAACCGTGCCATCGCCCATTGTTGCCGTCACGTCGATGAAACGCTTGCGGCCGCGCAGATCAATGTCCGCAATCTGAAACGTGTTGTCGTCCGTTGCAGAAGGCAGTGCTGAAGTCGATCCGTCGATATTCGTGCTCGTTCCCCAAACCAGACCAGTCACGGCTGCATGGCCAGACCCTGTCGTGTCTGACTCAGTGATCGTCAATGCTGTCATAGCAATGTCGGTTGCACCAAGATAGACAACAACCGTCATGTGATTGAAGCCATTGGTGTCAATTTCCGCTGTCGTGAAACTTGCGTTATCAACGATTGCGGCTGGTGGTGTGATGCTGACGTATTTAACCAAACGTGCAGGGATCATTATTGGATCTCCTAAAAACTGTGCTGGAAAATAGCGAGGCGACGAATGCCGCCTCGCATCACTCAAACCTAGGCAGTTGCAAGAGCCACGACTGGCCCTGCAACCGTGTTGCTACCAATGCTGTGAACATTGATGTCAATACGCTGTGAGGACTTCACGGCGATCAGATCATTGGTGAACAGGCTCACTGAATCGACGTATGCTTCCTTGGAAAACTCCAAAGTCATCTTGCGACGATCACCGAACGAAGCTGATAGATCGAAACGACCTAACATGACCATAATTCCGCTCGTCGCTGTTGCGATTGGCATCACCTGCGAGAACATCACAGGAATACCCTGGAACATCGGACGGCGGAAGCCTTCTTGCAACTCAGTGCCAGTCACGCCACCGGCTGCGTTAAGCAGTGGAACCATGACCTGATAGTAGAACTGGCTGGAGCACAGGAACTTCATTCCCTGCTGTGCGTAAACTGGAACAACACTGATCAGTGTCGTAATGTCAGTGATTACGATTGCTCCCCAAGTTGTGCCAGTCGCATCACGATAGCCAGGGGCTGTGCCAATCGTGGTTGTGGCAAACTGCGATTTCAAGCCACGAATGTGACCATAAGTCGAAGTGCCGTCGCCGTCGATCAGACACTGATCTTCTTTTAACGCACTCGCGTATGCCATTTCAGAAGCAAGCGTGCTGCCAAAATCAATCACGGAATCTTCAGACAGTTCGCTGGAATAGGTGCTGAGAACTGTCATTTTCTTAGCCGTCAGTCGCACCTGATCATGCACTAAGCTGCTGCTGGTCGCTGCTGAACCTTCGCCTGTGAAATAGGCTGTCAGACCGCTGCTCCATCGTGGATCTGTCCGAGTGTCTGAAGACATCGGAACAACTTTGCACAACTGGCGAGCGACACCGAATTCTTCACGCAGGCGAATCAAGTCTGTACCGAATTCTTCAGGCACAAACAAACCAGATCCAGTGCTGTCGCCAGCACCTTCAAGATGCGTAGCATTCATAATGCCGTTCTCACGGCAAAACTTCGTGCTGTTTTCAAATCGGTAAGTTCCCGGCATATCGACTGACGCTTTAGCCAGCGCGTACTGGCCAAAACGATATGCTTTCTCTTCAGCCGTGTAGCCTCCAGAATTCGCATTCTTGTCATCAATGAACGCCGTTACTTTAGAATGCCGACGTGCCGTTGCTGGAATAGTCCAGCGTTCTTTGGTTTGACCGGGTGGCATTCCAGACATGCCTGAGCCACGATTGACGAGACTCGCAATGGCGGCATCAATCGGAGCCTTGCGCTGTGCATCTAGGCGAGCTGCTGCTGCTGCCATCTGGCTGTCCTGTTCGGCCAAGGCAGAAATCTGGTTGCCAAGATCATCGACCAGTGCCAGCTTCTGATCAATGTCAGCAGTCTCGGCTGGTGTTAGACTTTCGTTTTTGCCTGCTGCAAGCAAGGCATCAGCCGCTTCAATCGCAGCTTGTCGCTGATTTTGAAGATCGGTCATTTTCTCTGTGCGTTTCATGTGAGTCCCTTATTGGCCAGGACTAACGCAAAACGCCAGTCGCTGGCAGGTTTTCGTAATTGAAAAACTGCAAACGACTGGCGTGAAACTTATCACTCAGATCGCATTTTGCCGCGTCTGTCTCACTTGAGATTCTGCGGCTGAAGATAGAACAGTAATTTACTTTATCTGCGATGTCAACCTGTGTTTTGCAATTCGATACGCCAGCATTCCCGTCAATCGCTCGCGATCTTGGTTTTTTGCTGCTGTTTTCTTGCTGTTGCCAATTGGAATTACTTCGTCCACAAACCCAATTTCTAATGCTTGTGCTGCTGTGTACTTTGTGCCGTCGCCTTTATCGCCGAGCATAGCTGCGGCAATATATTCGTCTGGTTTGCCCGTCTTGGCGGCATAGGTTGCGACCGCCGCTTCATTGAATTGTTGCAGCCACTCGATGCTGTCTTGCAGATCCGCGATGTGTCCGAACGCAAACGACAGCCCTTCGTGGATCTGATAGGTAGCGTTGGCATAACACTTGACCGTGTCGCATCCGATTACGGCCAGACTTGCAGCAGACGCTGCCAGTCCCTCAATGATGCCTGTCGTTGGCCCATCATGTGCCGCCAGTGCGTTATGAATGGCCAACCCGTCGAACGCCAGACCGCCGGGGGAATTCACTCGCAACGTGACAGGCTTTCCCCGGTTCGCGCTCAACACTTTGGCGATAGATCCTGAATCCATGCCCATATAGTCATCACCGACAACGCCCGTCAAAAATATCTCCACATTCTCGGCAGTTGTGTTCACAATTATGTGAAATGTCTCGTCTTTTAGCGAGTTTTCTAGGTTATTCGGCATGTTTAGATTGATTAAACGACGCATTATTCGACCCCTTTCATGAGTTCTGTGATCAGATTTTCCGCTCGCTTATCCCATGACGCAACGACATCTTGCACGTTGGCTTTCAGGCTTCCCACCGTAGACACCGCATGTACGTCAAATAACATCTTTTTCGATGCTTCTGCGTGTGAAATGATCAGCGTTCTGGCCGATGATCCAGTCATTGCTGGCACTGTGTTCTCTGTCCACGTTGCATAGAAATCATCAACGGCTGTCGTGAATTTGTCAGCCTGCATTCCTGCGCGTTGCACAACTCGGGTACGCTCAATCTTGATTGCCTCCGTCACAGAACTGGTGATCATTGCACGCAATAAAGATGTTGCGTCACTTGGTGGTGGAGTTTCCGTAGTGCTTTCCTGCTTAGGTGGCTGGCTACCCGATGTGCCCATTGCAGTAGGCTCCTCGCCTGATATCACCCAATTTGCGGGATGATAAAAATTATCGCCACCGTCTTCTTCGTCGGTAATGCGTGCCATGTTCAGTAGATTTCTTGCTTCGTTGCGTGTCATCACACCGCATTCAATCTGCCGATAAATGCCGTTGATTTTTTTCTCAAACTCCATTTGAATTTCAGCCTCTCGGTTGAATTCAATGCAGTGTGTGTCCTTAGTTCGCTCCTTGTCTGTCAACAACTTAGAGCGTAGTTCTTGTTCCCATTCCTTCAGCCACGGATTCAGACAGCGTGCCAGATAGTTTTGCGATTCGCTTTCTAGACTGTTGTGGCTTGTGCGTGTCGCGTCTCCGAGCATGTG